CGGTGGGCGATGTGTTCGCAGCCGCGTGAAGGGGTGCCGTACTTCCCGGAGAGACCACTAGCCTTGCCTTGTGCCAATTCTGGCCCACCTCGATCTCGACGCGTTCTTCGCCGCGGTCGAGGAGTTGGAGACCCCCGAGCTCCGCGAACGACCCCTGGTGGTCGGGGGCGATCCACACGGAAGAGGTGTCGTCTCGACGGCGAACTATGCCGCGCGGAAGTTCGGGATCCACTCCGCGATGAGCGCTGCCGAAGCGCTCCGTCGCTGTCCGACCGCGGTGTTCGTGCGCCCCCGCCATGCCTTGTATCGGCAGTACTCGCGGGGCGTGTGGGACACAGTGGGCGAGATCGTTCCACGGATCGAGCGAACCGGGATCGACGAGGGCTATCTCGACCTCGGCACCGTCGCCACGGATTTCACACGCGCGCGCGCAGTGGCGTCCGCAATCCAGACCGCCATCCGAGCCACGACGAGCCTCACCTGCTCACTCGGCGTCGGAACCTCGAAGGTCGTGTGCAAGATCGGGTCCGACCGCCGAAAGCCCGGCGGCGTCACCGTCGTGCCTCCGGGTACCGAGGCAGCGTTCCTCGCGCCGCTCGCCGTGCGCTACCCACCGCTTCAAGACCTGCCGATGCACACGCTCCTCGCGCGCATTCTGGCGGCGCCGGCGGCGTTCGGCGGAGCCTTTGGGTCACTTAACTTGCTAATTGGTGCGGTGTCGATTGCTCGGCAGATTGCGCACGGGTTCTCCCTAGGCGTCTCGCCGGTGTTGAAGGGGATTTTCGCAACGTACGTTTCAATCTTCCACGGAATCGTGGACTTCTTTGCGGCCTATTTGTCCTGGATTTCGGGCTTTGATGTTCATGTGCCCGCCTGGGCACATGACTGGATCGTTCTTTGGTTTGTATTTGCCGGGGCTACGTTTCGCTTGGTTACAGCTCGTAACCGAATTGTTAGGGCTGCCAAGACATGGACCGGCATCTCCCAAGTCCGCCAAGTTCGCCGTGTCCTCACGAACTGGCTAATTAGCATCGAAGGTCAGCATATCGCTTACTTCGAATCGCAACGTCCAATCGCTGTTTTTGGAAGGGCATTAAGAAAAGTCCTTGTTTACTCACTCACAATTTTCCTGTGGCCGCTAGTTTTGCTAGAGATTTTTCTTCGGCCTGCAAATGACTGGGGTTTTGTAATAACACAAAAGACCGGAGAAGCCTTCGTCAGGATCAACTATCCCGCGTTATTTTGGCTTCAAACCCTCGCCATCATCCTAGCTATCTTCGGCCTCTCAGTTCTAAACGCTCAGACCATGTGAGCGCAGGGATGCGCTTCGGGGGACACAATGAACAAATGGATTGAAGAGGCACTACAAGCGCCCCGCGATGCCCGAGCACTGCTGTTGGGGCTTGTTGCGGCGTGCAGCGTTTTTGCGCTTCTTCGTCACGAGTTCGCAACGGAACCGTTGCGCGTCCTGCTAGCCAGTTGGTCATACTGGTCACACGCGTTCTGGCAAGCATGCGCCGACCTGTTACGTTTGAAGCTGTACCAGGGTCAGTCAGGATTGCTCACGTTGACCGTGATGACCTGGATCGTCTTCCTGAGGGGGCACATCCGAGGTCAATCGCTGACACCTGTGAGGTCTTGGTGGGATTGGTTGGGCCTCTTCGTCGTTGGTGTCGCTCTCGGATTTGGGCTGTTGTTGGTCGTGGTTGCGATGGCCGTTTGGGAAAAGGTCCCCGCAGGGTACGAGGCACCACCCCTGATCAGGGGGCTTATGATGTTCTGCATCTTGCTGGCCCTTCCGATGGGGCTGGTGGCGGCTATCGTGAAGACGCCCCGTTCCTTCTTCGGAGTCGTAATCGCGGCAATCGCAATCTTGCTGATTGACAAGAGACCGCTTCTACCGACGGCAACTAATTCAGGAGGGTAGCATGTGGAAGGTGTTCGGATGGTCGATCTCGCTGGTCGGCCTAATTGCAAGCGTTATCGGGATATGGGTGTACGTTTCAACTGAGGCGCTGGATGTAGTGCCGCGCATGTCGCTCGATATGTGCAACGCCCACGGAGCGGACAATGATAGGTTTGTGCAGATGTCGTTCGCAGGAGTTGCGGCGCGCGCGACGACGACTCGCATAGTTTTCTTTCAGGAAGTTCAGTTCAAAAGGACCACCGTTATTATGCCGGAGGACCTCGGCAAATATGCCCCCCGGTACCAATGTCCGTCAGCTCCGCCCGACCAGGTATTTTATAAGAAAGTTGGCAACGGGCCCTTTGACTACACGGCCGAGCTAATGCTGTACGAGCAAGGAAAGCCGTTTAAAGTCCGGGACGAACAAGGGGGGGAGCGAGATTTCCCACACGTGACCGTGCAGTTGCCTGCGTACTTATTGCCAACGTTGAGTGTTCAAAACACTCTAGTTGGGCCCGCGAAGATTTTTACTTCGCCATATATCCAAAAAGTGAAGATTCTGGACGTCGAGGAGGGGGATGCGTCGTTGTTGGCGAGAATTGAATGCACGCGCAAAAAGGTGCGGTACTTCTCCGATGATGGATCGCCTACGTGGCGCGCCATTTTTGCGTGTGCCCTGCCAGGCGAGTTCCTGAAGCTATTCGATTAGCGTTCTCCACCGAATCCAAAACACGAAGTGCGAACGGGCGATTACAGATCACCCGAACAACAACCGAGCAATCACCACTACGACCAAGCCGCCGCCAGCTGTGGCACCGAACGGTGTCTGAAGGAATGCGTTCGCTTTGCTAATTGCAGACTTGACGCGCTCTTTCAGGATTTCAAAACGCGGCTTGCGCGGCCTGGTGTCCATCTGATTCGCTCCAACAAATGGACCTCTTTAGTAACCCTCGCGAAATCCATTTCAACAAATCAATTCGCTTTCAAACCCAGGGGCGTTTGAGTTATCCCGGATTCTGACGGATGATTTGCGACCGCTCACCCAAACCCCAAACCGTAGTGCGCTACCAGCACCACGACCAAACCGCCCGCGATTGCCGACCCCAAAGGCGTTTGCATGAATGTGTGCGCTTTGCTGATCGCCTGCCCCGCGTTGTGCATCAGCGCTTCGACCAGCGATTTGAATCGGTCCATGTCCTGTCTCCCAGTGAGGACCAATTCAATACGCACCGATGCTTAACAAAGCTTAATCGCGAATGACCAAGACCGATAAAATTGTTCCTAATTGCCACACGATTGTTGCACCCCTGATTTAGTTAACGGGCTCAACCCGCTGATATGCAGCCAGCGGAGGCCGTGCACAGATGCGTGCAACAGGCGGATTTAAGCCTTTGATTCCTTTATTGACTCTCGTGAAACACAGCAGATAATCGAATTGTTTCACGGGCATGTCTTTGGAATTCAATGGGAAACGGCGCAGACACACCACCGGTAGAGGGCCCAGGCACGTCGCGAAAAGCGCGCGGCTTGCCGGACAGGCGCACACGAAAAGCCAAGCAATACCAAAGCCTTCTTGCTGAGTGGACCAAAGCGCTCCCCCCCGCCCCGGCAGGGTCCGGAATTCGCGCCGATTTGGTGGTGAGGGGGGTGCACCTCGCTATAAAAGTTTCGGAGCTAGAGGCGGACCTTTTGAATGGGCGGCGGGTGGAGCCGCAGACGTATGAGCGGCTGTTGTCGCTCTTGGTTCGCATTCAACGCACGCTCGGATTGCTGCCCACCGAAGGCGGCAAGGCGTCCCCGAAATCCAAGGGTGCAAAGCCCGGCCCCAAGCCCTCCACGCTCAGCGCACACGCTAAGGCCGTCCTGAAGGCATCGGGGGGCGAATGAGTCTCCCGGACGAAGTTCTGATCTTCGAGTCTCGACTCGACGGGCTCGCGGTGCATGTCGCAAGCCGCATGGCGTTGCAGTTGACTGCACTGATTGCGGAAGTGGATTCCGTTCTCCGGCGCAACGGCAACGCACCGCTCACCCGCAACGAACTTCAGGCGGTTAGCGCGCTACTATCTTCGCGCGCGGGCATCGCAGACGCGTTAGCCGTGCAGTTGACTGCACTGCAAGTCACAGCGGCGGAGCTTGGACCTAAGGCCCTCGCACGTGGGCTTCGCTCCACCGGCACCCGCACCACTGCCGCACAAGTCGCGCAAGCAATCGCACAAGCACGGCAAGCAGCTTTGGGCGTCACGCTCGGGGAAGCATCCCCCGCGTTCTATGCGCGCAAGCTGTTTTTCGATCTTGCACGCACAGTCACCGCGAATCTCGCTCAGTCGGTGGCGCTCGGGGAGACTGGCAACGCGTTCCTCAACCGCACCCGCGCCCTTGCGGACAAGGTGCGCTCAGAGGCTGAGACCATTGCGCGAAGCACCGCCACGGCAACCGCGCACGCGGTCAAGGTGCAGACCGTGGACATGCTGGCCCCCGGTAAAGTGGTGGCCTACGAATTCGTTGCTGTTCTGGACAACCGCACGTCGCGCATGTGCCAAGGCCTGAGCGGCACAGTGTGGCGCGCGAACCGCAAGGCGGACCTAGAGCGCGTTCGCCCTCCCCGGCATCCCAACTGCCGGTCAAGCTTGGTCCCGCTCACTCAGGAAGAGTTTGACGCCAGAAAGGCCAAGGCAGACAGCGAGCGCGGACTCGATATCGACGCCCTCAACAAAGCCGTTGATGAAGGCCGCACGCTGGATTCGTCGCGCACCTCAGCGGACGTTTCCCAAGCGTTGCGGGCCATAGGTCGCGGCTCCGCTCCCCCGGACTTTAGATTGATCCCGGAATTTCGCTTGAGCGGCTATGACGATTGGTTGTCCGGACAGTCGGGCGAAATTCAGCGGGAGATTCTTGGCCCTACTCGCTTCGACGCTTGGAAGCGCGGCGTTCCACTTTCGCGCATGTCCACGTTCTCCCGCCCTCTCCGCTTGGACGAACTACGCAGGCTCTACCCCAATGAAGTGGGAACGCTTGCCGCATGACAACCCTAGTGCTGGAGCCTCCCAAGCCGAAGAAAACGGCTAAGCCCAACGTCGCGTCTTGGCGCGGCGGGTCTAAGGGCTTTCTTCAATGGCTTGAGGACGTTCAACCCCGAATCCTGGACCACAAGAAAAAGTGGGTCCCCTTCGAATTCCCGTCTGAGGAATTGAAGGCAGAGATTTGCAAGGCCATCGACTCCGGCGCGCGCACCATCGTGTTTTGTTGGCCCCGCCGGCACGGTAAGACGTTGGTCAGTGCGCTGATTATCGCGTGGCGCTTCTCATGTAACGCGAACGAAGCCATTGGCCTCATTTCGAACAGCAAAACTCAAACTGTTTCCACGTGCTTCAAGCTCATAAAGGGCTTGCTACTCAACACGCCCTATTATCGCGAGTTGGTCAGCACGTCCGGAAGCGGCGACAAAGCGGACAAAGATATTTTCATCGGCGCGGACTTCATCAATTGGAAGTCGCTCGGAAACGAAATCAAAGGCTATTCATCTGGCTCCGCCGGTCTCTACGGCATAAAGATGACCTTGGGCCAAGCGTCCGAACTTCACGCGGCGGACTCGGACGAAAATTACAACATCGTCAAAGGTTCAACGTCCGACACCGAGGACGGACTCGTCATTGTCGACTCGACGGTGGGCTCCAAGGCCTCCCCGCTCTATGGCCTATGGAACGCCTGGCAAGAAGGCGACGCGGGGACTCACTTCTCCTACGTCTGTTATCAGAACCTTGAGGAAGCTATTGCCAAGCTCCCTAAGTGGATCAACGAGCAATCCGTTCGCTCGCTCGCGAAGACGATGCTCCCTCAGGTGTTCGCGCAACAGCACCTCAACCTTTGGGCGTCCGGCACGTCCGCGCTCTTTGCCGAAGACGATATCAATAAGTGCGTTGAGAATTACCCGTTTGATCCCGCCACGATTGCGAACGGTGCGGCGTTCAAAGTGGGTGCAGGCCTAGACCGCGCCTACGGCTTCTCCCTCCACGGTGACCGCACCATTTCGTCTTGCGTCGTGAAGTTCCTTCGCGGTGAAGAGGAATGCTTCTACGTCCTCGACTCCAATCACGTGAAATTCAGTTCCGCGGAAGGCATCAAAACGCGCGTTCGTCAGTACGCGAAGGATTGGGAGCTTTCGAATTTCTCAATTGAGAGTTTCAACGCGCAAGACATTCTTGCGTGGGCTCAGGAACAGAAGTTTCAAGCGGAGCTAGTTCACGCGACGCCTGACAAGCAATCGAACATCTTCACGCACCTCTACAATCTGGTTCGCGAGCACCGCCTTCGCATTCATCCGAGCTTCACGCTCTTGCGCAAGGAAATGGCGGACTTCACCTACAAGATGGTTGCGGACGGCAACAACGGGTTTCGCGCCAAGTTCGAAGCCGCGCGCGGCGCTCATGACGATACGGTCTATAGCCTCGCGTGGGCCGTCTACAGCCTGCGCAATCATGAGCTGCCCGCTTACGAGCTGCCCGGCATTATCTGCGACGCGCCAAGCCTGAAGGCTCAATTCTGCATCCTGCACAACGGGGACCACGTGCCCCCGTGCGCGGACGGTTGCCGCTCAATGATGGCAGTCCAAGGGCTCTACGCAAGGTATCTGAGCCGCGCGGACGTAACCCCTCTCAGCATCAAAGACTTTTCTCAATTCAAGATCACGAACACCGGCCCCGTGATCCGTAAGCGTTAGGAGTTAGCGCAATGGCATTCTTCAGTTCTATTTTTGGTGCGGCTCCGGGGAGCTTCACGGACATTCTGCGTAGGTCGCAAGAGCGCAAGAAGGACGCGGAATTGCGCCTTCGCTACTACAACGACCAACAGACTCAGGACCTTTTCGACTTGATTAAGGCGCGGTGGGACCGGCCCGAAGACTTCCGACTCTCGCAAATCAACATCGTGGGCAAGATCACCGACATGAAGGCGATGGTCTATCAGCGCAACCCCGCGCGCACCTTCGCCAGCATGGGCCAACCGGCGGGAGAAAAGCTCTATCGCGGCATGTTCGCGGACGCTGTGCTGAAGAAGGCAAACCGCATGGTGAAGCTCTTGAAGACCTGCGTGCTTCAGGTGCGGTGGGACGAACAGCGCGAACGCGTCGCCTTGCACGTTCTGACGCCCAACATTTTGGACGTGGATTTTTCGGACCCGAACTACCCGACTCGGATCATCGTCACGCATCCGGGAGCGGACAGGCCGGAGCAAACGGAATATAGCGATTGGACGGAAACGGGCTACACGCGGCGGGACTATCGCGGCGCTGAGATTTCAGTTCCCGACAACGCGGGCCGGGTAAACCCCTACGGCATTCTTCCATTCGTTCCGCTCTTCGACGACTGCACGGACGACGAGTTTTTTCTGCCGGGCGGTCAAGACCTGATTGACGCTCAACGCAGTGTGAACATCGCACTCGCCAACTTGTGGCGCGCGATCGAATGGCAGTCTCACGGCCAACCCGTCGCGACCGGCATTCCCAAGGCCGATAACTTCCGCGTTGGTCCGGATCACACAATCACGTTGCCCGTGGGCGCGGACTTCAAGTTTGCGCAGCCGAACGCACCGATTGCGGAGGTGCTGAAGGCCATTGAATTCAAGATCAAGCAAACCGCCATTGCGAACAACGTGGCGGCCAACGTCTTCGAAATGAATTCGAAGTCCGAGTCCGGTTCGGCCAAGTTCGCGGAACGAATTGACTTGATCGAAGCGCGGCAAGACGACCTTGCGCTCTGGCGCACCTACGAAGAGCGACTCTTTGAGGTGGTGAAGCGTGTCGTGAACACGCACCGGCCCGGGACCATTGCCGAAGGGGCAACTGTTCAAATCGACTTTGCGGAGATTGACCGCGCGCTTACCGAGCTTGAGCGCATGCAGGCCAATCAATTCCGCTTGGACATGGGCATTGCCTCCCCGGTGGACCTGTACCTGGAAGAAAACGAAGACGTGCGCTCGCGGGATGAAGCGTTGAAGCGTCTTCAAGAAATCCGCGAAGAGAACGAGCTTCTTGGGCGCTCGTTCTCCGGTCCGCGCTTCGACATCGGCGGCAACCAACCGGGTGTGAACCCGGCGGAGCAACCCGGCACCCAACAACAGTAACAGGCGAAACAGACCGAGGATCAAAATGCCTGAGACTGTTGAACGCGAGTACGTAACCGACTCTTGGGAAGAGTCACCTCAACGTGAATTCAACTGCATCAAATCGGCGGTTGAAGCAGAAGAGTGGCGCGCGGTTGTCGGATTTCCCGATTACGAAGCCTCAACCCTTGGACGCTTCCGCAACGGGAAGAGCGGCGACTCCATATCGGTCCGGGTAAGAATGGCGTCCGGGCGTCCTGTCATTGGGCTAACGAACGCCGCAGGCAATGCAACTACGGTGAGCCCGGCTTGTTTGATGCTGGAGACATTCGTCTCCCCGCGTCCTGACTTGGGCAACAAGCTACTAGCTGGCTTCAAGGACGGAGACGCAACGAACCTTCGCCCTTCGAACCTCTTCTGGACCACCTTCAAGGAAGTGTTTGGAAAGGCTCCGCAAAAGCCGCGCGCCGACCCCATGCCCAAGCCTTGCGTTTCGCAGCCCGAACCGGAGCCGGAGGAGTGGCGAACAGTTGCAAGGTGTCCGGATTATGAGGTTTCAAACCTTGGCAGATTCCGGAACAAAACGACCGGCAAACTCAGAAAGCTGAGCTTCGGTGTGGGCCGCCTCTATCTCTCCCTGCGCCACAGGAATAGCGCCTACTCCGAAACCGTTTCGGCGGCAAGCGTTGTGTTGGAAACCTTTGTGTCCCCGCCTCCGGAGTCGCGCTTCAGATTCATGCCCGGGTTTCGGAACGGTGATCCGCTCAACGTACGTTTGGACAATTTGTTTTGGTATGAGACGGACAAAGTAAGGCCCGAGTATGCGCGCGACGACTTTGGACTCGTTGAGCCGTGGCGTTGCGCCAAGCCAGAATTTGTTGGCGACAACATCGGACAGCGTAAGTTGACCACGGCGGACGCGTTCAACATCAAGCGCGCGCTCGCTTTAGGTTGCCCGTCAAAAGTTCTCGCTGAGCAATACGGAATCAGCGTGCAGAACGTCCGCCTCTTTGACGTTCGCCTTTGGAAGTACAACCCCCTCACCGACTAATTTTGACAGGAGTCATACCGTGACAGATACTCAAACCACGCCTGAGCAAGGCGACAACGGCACGCCTTCCGACAATGGCGACTCCGCAAAGG